TGGGATGGCATCTGGCGCCGGCTCAAGCGGCTCGACAGGTTGGCATAACTCCGTTCGCGCGCGTCTCTACCTGACCGCGCCGAAGCGTCTCGACGATGACGGAGATGAGGTGCCGACCGACGAGCGCGTGCTGAAGACTATGAAGGCCAACTATGGCCCAAAGAACGCGAAGATCCGTCTTGTGTGGTCGAACGGCGTGTTCATGCCTGTCGGAGAAGTAGGCCCGCAATCGATCTTCGATGCAACGCGCACACGCGAAATCATGATCGATGCGGCGGAGCGATTCATTCAGCAAGGGATCGATCTTCTGGCCGATCCTGAAGCAAAAGGTAGTCTTATTCTTCGATGCCGATCTCATGCTGACCTTGGAAAAGTCAGCCGCGGCGACCTCATTCGAGCACAGGAGAAGTTGCTTGAATCGGGCCAATTTGTGGTTGTTGAAGTCAAGCGGGCAAACCGTCACTACGCAAAGCTGATACGCCCTTCCTGGCGGAAATACGCAGACGAGCGTGAGGGAAACCAATGAGCATCCTCACACAAAAGCTTGCTGCGTTTTGGCTGCGCATTGCCCGCGCTATGGGCGCGTTTTTGGCGCGCGGCCTTGCCCCCTCCCTTAATGGTTTCCCCCTTAGGGAGAAAAACCCCCTTCCTTAATCCCACCCCAGGGATTGATGGATTTCGCGAGTCATTCCGTAGAGCTTGGAGGGTTGCGTGACTATCGAGCCAGAACGCATGCCGCATCACGCGCTGTCGCGGCGCGAAGCTGAGTGTCTGCAGTCGGTTGCCGACGGTTTTGGCGATCGGCAGACGGCTGGCAAGCTCAATATCTCGGAACGTACGGTGCGGTTTCATATCGAAAATGCGATCAAGAAACTCGACGCGCGCAACCGAGCTCATGCCATCGCCCTGGCGGTACGCTCAGGTTTGCTGGAGGTAAATCCCACGTGAAACGACGGATTGAATACGAGATGACGCTCGACACGAAAATTGAAGGCAACCGATCGCTTCGTGATTGGGCGCAGGCGATGGGAATTCCAGAAGCGCGCGCTGTCGATATCGCTGATACGTTTCTCAGTCAGGGGATTTGGAAGGCCGTACCGCGCATTGAGATCGAGTTTGTGAAAGAGCAAGCTGAAAAGCGCCCTATCGTTCATCGCCGCCGCCGGCAGCGGGTGCCTGCCACGACTATGGCCACTTCGACATCGGAAAGTATGAAGCCGGTTGGCGGGGCTCAAGATGGATCTGCGTCGCGCAAAGAGCCTGCGGCTAAATCGGCAACAGCTGATATCGACGAAATCACATGGGACACGCGCCTTCGCTCGTTCGCGGTTATGAGCCGTCCGTGGAGCGAAGATTGGGGGCCTGAGCCAAGAAAGCCTGGCTGTAAGTGTCCACCTGAGATTTTGGAGAGGTATGGAGTGTGACCCTTCTCACCATGACCAAACGACAACGGCGTATCACGTTGCCACCTTCCATCGCTCCCCAACGGGAAGAGCCAACCAAAGAGCATTTGGCAAAAGGCGATGCCTGGGATATGGCGCGCCCGACAAGGACTAATCCGCAAGTGCGGCCGGCACGCAAACGCTCATGGTTTGATCGGTACCGCGAAGACATCCCGCAAGGCAAAAGTGAACCGGCGCTAACTGAGATTCAGGGCAACGCAGGGCAGCGCTATTGCGAACTCTTCGCGGCCGCAAAATTCGACTACGTCCCGCACATGCGCTGGATGATCAAGATCGACGGCGAGGATAAGGGCTTGTCGGCGCCAGTGCTCGATGCGCGCAAGCAGATCCACAAGGCGAACGGGATCCTCTCGCGCCACGAGCTAAATGTGGTTCAATTCGTCTGCTGTGGAAACGGATCGGCCTACAATTGGGCGATACAGACAGGCCGTCGGCCAGAGACCGGAATGGAGTATCTGAGGGATGCGCTTAATGCGCTCGATGAACACTGGCACGGGCCGAGGAGGAAATGATGGCAGGATTTTTCGAGCGAGTTGGAACGAATAGCGCTCCGCGGTCACAGTTTGGGTTGGAAGCAGCGCCCGGCGGGTAGATCACACCATCTGCCGAGCGCGGGCAAAACCGAAAGGCAGTTGGGGTTCAATGCGGCGTGACCAGCTTGCAATCACAAAGTCATTGGCGTATCAAATCGACATGATGGGCGTGCTGCTTCCGTGGCCGCCATTTTTCCATTTCAGCGATGGCGTTCAAATCGGCAAAACAGCGCGCGTACGTTATGGCTCATGAGCGCCAACGGGGCGGGGCTGCGCCACAAATCGGCGTATCGTTCGAGCCTCAAGTTCAGCCTGACAAGATTGTCGCCGTCCATGTTGCACCCCGTCATCGCTTGGTCCGCGCCGTCATGATGCACCGGGCCAGGCCCGCAGCACTGTTGATGGAGAAGTTCTAGGTGCCCTGGACGCCTCAGTCCTTCCGCCAAAAGCACAACAAGAAACTGAACGCCAAACAGTCGTTCCACGCTGCAGCGCAAGCAAACAGACTTCTTCAATCCGGCATGCCTGAAGGCGAAGCGATCGCCATTGCGAACAAATACGCCAATGCGCATCCAGATGTCGGCGCGCCCCTAAATCGGCTCACGCGGGCGGTGATGAAACGAGGACAGCAATGATCGCGCTCTGCTACTTCCCGCTCGGCCCAATCTCTCAACCGCCGGAAATGACACACCAGGAATTCGTCGCAGTGAAGGCGTCCATCTACCCTGATGTTGACGTTTGGGGCTTTGGCGACGATCGCAACGGCCCTGGAATGCTGGAGCGAGAAGCGCGCAAGCGCGGCTGGCTACAAAACGATGGCCGATAAGCAGCTTGGTCGCCCTACGAAATACACTCGAGCAATCTCGGACGAAATCTGCCTGCGCCTGGCTTCGGGAGAGACGCTGAACCAGATCTGCCGCAGCGAGAAAATGCCCGCGAGACCGACGGTCATTCGCTGGGTGCTGGAAGATCGCGATGGCTTTTCGGACAGGTACGCGGAAGCGCGCGATCTGATGCTTGAGCATTGGGCAGACGAAGTCGTTGAAATTGCTGACGACGGAACGAACGATTGGGTTGAGCGTGAAGGTCGCAACGGCGGGACGTTCGAGGCTGTCGACCATGAGCACGTGAACCGCTCCCGCCTTCGTGTCGACACGCGCCGCTGGCTGCTTTCGAAGCTCAAACCGGAGCGCTATGGCGAGCGCCTTGAAGTAAACCAAAACGTTCGCAAGGCTGCGGTCTCGGATGAGCCCGAGGACACCGTGGCGGTGAAGGCGTCATGGCAGAAAGAGTACGGGACAAAGCAAACGATCCAGTAATCGTTTGGCGACCCCAAGCTGGCCCGCAGCATGCGTTCGTAAAGTGCCCGTACTTTGATGTCCTGTTCGGTGGAGCGCGCGGCGGCGGAAAATCAGATGGCTGTCTGGGCGAATTCGCTATTCATGCCAAGCGTTATGGCAACGCAGCGCGCGGTGTCTTCATGCGCCGGGAGATGCCGCAAGCCGACAGCTTGATCGACAGAAGCCAAGACATCTTCGGAAAACTCGGCTGGTCGTACACGAAGATCGATCGGCAGTGGGTAAGCCCCGAAGGCGCGGTGCTCCGCTTTCGTCCGCTCGAAGATGATCGAGACGCTGAGAAGTATCAGGGACAAGACTTCACACGGGTCTATCTCGAGGAGCTGACGAACTGGTCTGAGCCGCGAGCTCCGGACAAGATGAAGGCGACGCTTCGCTCGGCGCGCGGCGTGCCGTGCCGCTACCGTGCTACTGCGAATCCCGGCGGTGTCGGCCATCATTGGGTGAAGCAGCGCTACGTTGATCAGGCGCCAGCCGGCCGCGTACCTCTCGTGGATGAGGCTGGCCGGTTGGAGCGAATGTTCATCCCTGCGCGGGTGAGCGATAACGTCATTCTGCTGAATAATGATCCGGGCTACGTCGATCGGTTGAAGTTGACGGGCGCCCCCGCGCTGGTGAAGGCGTGGCTTGAGGGTGATTGGTCGGTCATCGAGGGGGCATTCTTCGACAACTGGTCGAGTGCTCGCCATGTCTGCAAGCCATTCTCCGTGCCCCAACTCTGGACCCGATTCAGAGCAATGGATTGGGGTTCTGCCGCTCCCTTTGCCGTGGGCTGGTTTGGAGTTGCGAGCGACGATTATTCACTCGAAGACGGGCGCACGCTACCTCGCGGTGGCCTTGTGCTCTATCGGGAATGGTA